CACCGATGGTCCTATTGGGGATGCAAAACTATCCACCATTCTAAAGTGGCAATTGAGAAACACGTGTATTTGGAGCGACGGTAGGAACAGGGTGAGATACAAAACGAAAGGGTGCAGGATGTCAGGGGACATGAACACCAGTCTTGGAAACATAATCATAATGGTTATGCTATGGGCAGTATTTAAAAGAGAGACAGCGTACCGCTTTTCCCTCCTTAATGACGGCGATGATTCCTGTGTCGTATGTTCCAGGAAAACAGCCAACAAGATCATTAAGAAGGTCGAAGCATTCTTTCTTGAGTTTGGCATTACTATGGTGGTTGAAGGAATTTACAACACCATAGAAGAAATCACATTCTGCCAAGCCAAACCTGTGTTTAACGGCAAAAGCTGGTATCTTTGCAGCAACCCACATAAGCGTGTTTTCAGCGATATTAACTCTATTAAGGACCTTTCGAGCCCTAAGAGTATGAATAAACTGCTGGGAGCGGTGGCGGCATGTGGACTAGCTTGCAATGGCAACACACCAATACTGAACGAGCTGTACAAGAAAATGGGAATGGGGGTTGAACTATATATACCCGACCGCTCCCATCACTTGTACAAATTCCGTCAAGAACTAATAGACGGAATGCTTCCGAGATTCGAAACCCCAACTCCCGAACATAGGAGATCATTCTACCTAGCGTTTGGTATCTCACCAGGGAACCAACTGTTGTTGGAGGAGTTTATACGCGGACTCCCAATTATCCATTACACCCCTAATAAGATCTCAGGGTTCAAACCATCCATATTGGAAATAATGGACCCGATCTTTAAAGAGAGCGACGACTATGAAATGTCAGAAATAACAGGACTACCAGTACCATTCCTGCCAAACCTGACAAAGAAGGAATATTTCCTTCGGCCGAATTAAGTAGGAAGACATAGCACCTGGTCACAGGGCTGTGCTATGGTTTGAAAACCATACATCACATGATTACCACAAAGCTGTGGGCCGGACGGAGGCAGCGGCATTGGAGGCTTGTGATGTGAAAGGAGGAGTGTTATTCAACACAGACTGGGCTATGAGTGCCTCCTAATAAACATCGGTTTATGACCCACCGTCAACGCTCTCTGGATTAGGGTGTCCAGAGATGATGATAATTACCCCCGCAATACAATTAAACAACAACAACAACAACGAAAACAACAACAACA